CCCTCAGCCGTTCGCGGCTGGGGGCTTTTTATTCGCCCTTCTTCGCTGCGTTATAAACGGCGTTAAACGCGCTGTAATACTTGTTTTTCTCGGCGCGGTAGTAGTCAAGCACCATCTGCTTATCTTCAGCAGACATCTCTTCCTTAAGGGTTTCCTTCTGGTCCTTACTGATGCGGTCGAGGTTAGCTTCCACAGCTTTATACGCGTCAAGAACGCGAGGGTCGGTATCCACGAAGTACCGCTCACCCTGCGCCGCCTGTTGTTCTGGCGTCAGTTTGCTCAGACGATTCATGATCTGGCGTGTGGTCTCCGTGTTAGCGAAGTACTTAGTTTGCGCTGCATACTCTGCGCCAGTACCAACAAAGCTCTTAATGCCCGGGACGTCCGCTAGTTCCTCGGCATCCTTCAGACCCACCATCTGCTTTGCCAACTGGTAAGGCCCACCAAAGTAGCTCTCGATGAAGTAGCGATACACTTCTGGCTGGAAATCTACAACGCCGCTGACAGCTTCCGAACCACCCGTAGCATAGTTTACAGCCTTGGCGACTTCCTTCCACGGCTCAGCAGTGCTGGGACGACCAAGCTCAGACTTAGGCGCACCGCCGGGGAACGACTCGGTATATATGGGCGACCCAAAGAAGTTCTGGTTGAACCCAACGCCGACAAACGGCTTACCTACTAGTGGCGTAATAGCACTAGCAAAGCTGGGTAAGTCACCGCTTGGGATGCGCATAGGGGACATCAAGCTGAAGAAGCCGGGTACGAGACCCTTGGTTGCCTCTCCTGTCGTGCTGGCACCGGCCATTACGTCGCCAATCTTATTCCCCACGAACTTGAAGTAGCCCAGCATCTGGCCGATTGGCACCTTGATGTAGTCATCTGGGCCGCTACCGTAGTAAATCGTAGCGCGAGACATACGCAAGCTAGCGCCTTGGTCGAGGTCGAGATAATCTTCCTGTCCGTCGTCGTCGCTGTCGCCACTCTGCATGGCATTCCACACAGACTCCATCGCACCGTAAGCGATAAGGCCACCGATGATTTTCACCGCAGTCCTAGGGTTGGTGAGGATACGGAGCGTCTTACGGCTACCTTCGATGCTAGCACCGAAGAATGGGATAACGAGGTCGATATCACGCGCCATCTCACCACGACGGGTGAGGTTCAGTGACGAGTCAAGCGCAAGGTCAGCGGCAGCAGTTCCAGTTATGCCTAGGTCGCTAGCAGCACGGTACGTAGCAAAGCGTGCAGCCATATCCATGATGTCGGCAAGCCCATCAACCCAAGTGTTTAAGCCGGTTAGCAGGCTTCCCGCACGAGCTTTCGGGTCCATACCTTCCAAACCACGTAGCTGCTTAATCGCCTTGTTGGCGGCATCAGCCTTTTCCTGCGTATTAAGGAAGCGCGTCTGTAGCGGTGTGCCACCGTCACGTATCATGTCTTCGAGAAGCTTGCCCGTCTTGTCGTTCATAGCCCCCTTACCAAACACGAAGCGGCCAATGGTGCTCCATGTGGTTGGGTTGATGGCATAGAAGAACGTCTTAGCCGCCAGATTTTTACCGAAGGCAGCGTCACCCTTGGTGTTCTGGCGGAGCATGGCTGTAGCCACCGCGTCCGAAACGTCGCGGAACGGAGCCACAAACATCAGGTATAGCGGGTTCTTATATGTCAGCATCCCCTTAAGGAAGTTGTTGACGTTAGCAAGCTGCTGCATCGCATTACCCATATCCTTGGGGTTCATGCTGGCGAACATACGGTTTAGGTCTGCACCTACGCCCTCATCAGCAAACTCGATGTAGTGCGCTATACCGTTGTCCTTGACGAGGTAATACCTACCCTGTTTGTCGTCATAGTACTCCTGCTTCATATCCACAGGTTCAAAACGCCCACCGGGGATGTCCCGACCCATCAAGACCTTTTTAGGGTTGGTGTCGGTATAGACGTTCATAATACCTTCGAAGGCACCGGGGTTTGCCTGCCATGTCTTGAGGATGGGCTTAATGGCTTCGTTGGTGATGTTGCGACGTACCGACTGCTCTGCGTCTTGGAACAGATTAAAGAGCGGATGGAAAGGCATGGACCCACGACCGAACGCCTTGCGGTATTCGTTGATGCTACCAGTAGGCACGGCAGTGCGAAGCGCCCGCGCAGCTTCAGCGCGGCGGTTAGGGCTATGGGCATCCTCACCAATATCCGCTGTCAGCATGTCCCCATCGGAAGCAAAACCTTTGAGTGGCATGTAGTATGGCTGCGTCTTGCGCAGCTGCGCGGCTTCCTCTGTGGTCATAAGGCCAGCTTTGACCTTTTCTTTAAGCGTGAAGTCTACGATAGCATCAGCCTTACGCGCAAGCTGGTTCAGCTTGGGCAGCATACCTTCGTCCTTAAACTTCTGCATGACCTCTGCTGCTTGCGCAGTAGTGAGACCCGAGCCACCTTCAGGGAAGTCTACGTTCTGTTCAGCCACAATACGGTTGCGGTCCGCAGCGCCGCGTGCCCACAGGTACATACCTAGGTCACCTATATCTACCTTAAGCTTAGCCGCAGTCTCTACGATGGGGTCGAAGAAGTTACGCTGTAGGAGCCGTTCTTGGCCTGCCTGCTTGGATGCTGCCATCTTCAGCTTGCTTTCGGTCCCCAGTTGTTCTGGTAGCACGTTGTAGCCAAGTGTGCTCTTCGCCCACGCGTCAAGCGGAGCGGACATGCCGAACTTATCGACGTACTTTACGAACCAATCTGGCGCAGGCTTAAGCTCAGTTACTTGTCCTGCTTCAGTAGGGGGAGCAATCTCTTCTTCCCGGGCTAATGTATCAGGCTGCGCATCTGGGCTGACCGTAGGAGAAACAGGAGGTACACTATCGCTTCCCACTGGTCCCAAGTCAGGTTGTTCAATTCTTCCGGCAATATCTCCAACAGGTCCCGGTTCTCCACTAGGCGGAACGCCTGCTCCAAGCTCGTCACCGATAGGTGCTGTATCTGCTCCAACTCCTCCTGCATCCGTCTCTCCCTCCGGTGCTGCTGGCGCGGCTTCCTCTACCGGCTCAACGCCTTCCAACATATCTTTGGCGCGTACCAATGCGCCTTCGTATATCGCCTTACCCTCTGGGTCGAACGCAGGTTTCCCGCTCTCATCTAAAGCTGGGCGTTGAAGCGGTTCCGCTAGTTCTTTGTCATACTCACCCGCAGCGAGCTTATCTTCGTACTGCTGAATGAACGAGCGTGCGGCTTTGATGTCTTCAGGGCGTCTGGTAGCCATGGCGTTTGATACCGTACGGCTCAGCGCTTTGACGGCTGCATCGGCACTACTGTCTAAGTTAGTACCAGCGGCACTAGCTAGGCTCTCCCGAACTTTTTCGAGGTCCACCTTTTCAACTGGGATAATATCAGGCTCAGGAGCCTCTGGCTCGATTTCTTCTTCGGGGGCAGCTTCTTTAGTACGCGAGGATATAGCGCCGGAAACACCGCCGAAACCACCACCGAGAAGCAGTGCGCCGATTGCAGCCTGCCCATACTCACCTTGAGCTTCTTCATCCAATAATGGCTTACCAGCCTGCCAGCGCTCAAGCCCCTGCTGCGCAACTTCCTGTGGGACTTCGAAGGCTACACCCTTACCGACACCGTATGCGATACCCTTGGCAAACTTAATTGTACCGTTCGCTGTCGCGTCAGCCAGAACTTCTCCAGCTTCCCGCGTAGCCTCACCGCTAGCCTTACCCAATAAAGGACGCATGAATGGGAAGGCTTTGGCGATACCAGAGAAGACCCGACCACCAGCCAAATCAAGCGCGGTCTGCCCGGTAGCTGCTAAGATAGCTTTACCTACCGAAGTATCCTCAGGCTTCTTGCCTGCGGCAATAGCTGCTTCTTGCTCCTGCGCCTGACGCAAAAGGTTCTGAGATGTGTACTGGGTACCCGAAGTAGCACTCGCCGCAACGAGACCAGCGATGGGAGTAGCCACAGAGCCAGCGATACCCGCAGCAACGGGGGCCGCGAGTTGGCCGAGTGACCCACCGAGCAACTGCTTAAAAGCTTCCCAGTTGTTACCCTCACCAAACCCAACCTGCCGATACTTGGACTCACCAGCCTTGATAAGCGCACGACGATTTTCCTCAGTTGGGTTTGCAGCAAAGGCCGCAGCTTCGTCAGCAATACCAAGGGTCTGGGCACCCTCCATCAAAGACCCAAAGAAACCAGCTTCTTCCTTTTGGGGCCGAAGCCCTTCCGGAAGCTTATCTAGTGGGACAGCTTTACCCCCTGAAGGTCGTAGACCCTCCGGAAGTTTGTTCAGGGGGACAGGAGTAGGCATGAGTTATGGATACACCCATTGTCCGTTGGAGAACACTATTGTTTTGCCGTCGCTATCTTTAGCTGTAGCTCCTTCGGCTGTGCCGCCAGTACGCCCAGCTTGCACCTTAGCCCTGATATCTTCAACTGTTTGACCGCCGCCTTCTGCTCCACCGCGCCTGAGTAGTAGTGCTTCAGCCATCGGCTCGGTAATTTTACCTGACATCACCTGCGCGGCAAGTAGTTCGTCGAAGGATATACGGTCTCCCGTAGCCTTTAATTCAGCGTTAAGCCTACGCTCAGCCAAATCAACTTGCCGCTCGTCGAGGTCCAGTTTCCGTTCAAACTGCACCTGCTGCCTACCTTCTTTTTCAAGCTCGACAGCCAAACCAAACAGCTGCAGGTTTTCCTTCCGGCTCTTGTCATTTATCTGCCCCATGGCCTCAATAGCGCGGTCCTTGAGCGCCTTGCGCTCCTTCCTACTCGCACTTGCACCGGGCAGTGCAGCAGTGACTGCCTCACCAAAAGCCTGCATCAAATCTGGTGACTTAGAAGCAGCTACACCAAAACCTATCTGTGCCAACAACATGCCGTCGTCGTAACGACGTTGTTCTTTCTCGTACTCGTCGGACGCCATTTCTTCAGCGCGAGCCATACGTCTGGCGTTAACTTCTTGCTCTTGTTCCGTTGGACCAAACCGACGTAGCAGATTTTGGAATTGGTCTTCGACCGACCTTGCACGCCCTTCAGCAGTCCCAAAATCACGTTCGGGCGTATACGGCTTGAACTTACCGGAGGCGACTTGCGGAGCAATGCGCTTAAAGAACTCCGTGGGGTCTATACGGTTACCCTCTGCATCACGGGCACCAAAGTGCAGATGATAGCCTCCATTTTTACCGCTTACACGACCGGTGTTACCGGACAACCCAATAACTTCACCTGTACCTACTTCCTGTCCCGGTGTGACGTTGAACTCTGATAAGTGAGAATACGACGAGCGCGTACCATCAGGGTGTTCTACAATCACAAAGTTACCATTAATATTGTCGGTAGCCGCCTTAATGATTTTGCCCGGTGCTGGAACTCCAATCGGAGTTTTATTACCTACTCCAAAATCCATCCCTTGATGTGCACCCGTACTGCGCTGCACTCCGTACTTAGAAGTAACTGGAGACCGCATCCAATCCGTAGGGTCTACAACTTCATCACCTTGGGCAAATGCAACTATACCGCCACCTGCGTAGCCGTCGCCAAAGCCACCGTTGCTAGGCTCATCGAACATGCCGTCTGGTACGGGAACATCAGATAGACCACCGCCAGAAGCGTAAGGAGGCACCATGCCGCCCGCAGCCATCATAGGCATTTCTTGTGGCGCATCCATAGGAGGCGGAGCACCCATTTCAGGTGGTGGACCCATCGGGGGCATAGCCGCAGCTTCCGGCGTAGCGCCAAGACCAGCAGGAGGTGCGGGAGGCTCACCACCAAGAACTTGCTGCGCAACGGTTGGCTGTTGGGCAGATTCCATGACTTGGGCCGAACGCATACGGTCAATAAACATACCTGCAAGCACGGCTGCTGTAGGGTCAACGATACCCATCTGCGCAGCCTGCGCAATCTTCTGCTTATTGCCACCATACTCTTTAGCAATGTTTTCTGGTGCTTGGATGCTGAACGGCTTAGCCAACTTATATCTCCTTAACTACCGAGAGCACGCGATAGGCCCGCTGCGCCCAAACCAGCACCTAACACTGATTGGGCTGCAGACGCTCTGGGGGCGTATGTCGTTGTGGCACTGTTTAGCGCCATCGGCAAACCACGTAGCAGGTTGCTGTAGTTACCCAACACCTCCATGGGGTAGTCACGCTGACGTAGGAAATCGGCATACCGCTGGTCATACATCTGCTGTTGAAGCGCCTGTTGCTGCCCTGCCGCTGCCGCTTGCGCATTTAGACGCTGAAGGTCAGTATTCTGCTGAGCCGCACCAATGTTAGAGAGTGTCTGGCCTGTCTGCGCTGCCAAGGATAGGTTTGAAAGTCCCTGCTGTGCCCCAAATTGACGTGACTGCTCTGACGCACGCTGAGCATCAAGACCTGCCGACTGATTAGCGAGCATAGCCCGCATAGCCTGTTCGGCGTTAAGCCCCTGCGTTTGTTGCTGTGCGGCAAGGTTCTGCGCGTTTGCTTGCTGCGATGCTGCTAAGTTAGCCAGCGAAGTCTGCATGCCAATGTTAGCACCCAACTCTTGAGTACCCAGCTGCGACTGGAGATTGGCTTGTGCGCGAGTGACATCCACACCTTGGTTAGCAAGTGCCGCACGTAGTGCGTTCTCAGCGTTCATACCCTGAGCTTGGAAATTCATCGCTTGGTTATTGACCCGCGCCTGCTGCTCATTCGACAGGTTGGCTAGCGCCATCTGTGTTCCAGTCTGGACACCCAACTGCTGCTGCCGAAGCGCAGCGTCAAGGTTCTGCTGTCCTGTGGTCAAGCCCGCTGCGCGGTCACGTTCGAACTGCTGCTGTGCGTTCTCGTACGCTGCTTGTGAACCACGGGCTTGGATATCACCAAGTTGCGTACCTAGGTTCCGTTCACGCTCAAGACTAGCAAGAAGCTGGCGGCTACCGCCATAAGTACCCTGACGTGCAGAACCGAGGTCTTGAGCAATTTGCCCCCGACGAGCATCACGAGTAGCTTCGCGCTTCTGGGTCTCCACCACATTCTGCATGTAGGGAGACATATATTCACTGGCTTGCTGCTGCCCAAACTGTTGGGGGCCAGCCATACGGAACTGTTCAAGTGGCCCTTGGCCATAAGAAGACTGCGCAGCCTGCATAATAGGCGCGTTTACTTGTTGTGCGGACACCTCCCGCGTAGGTCCGAACTGAAACGCTTGTAGGTTCGGGTTATAGTTAGTCTGCGCAGTAGCCATCTGGTTTGCTTGCTGCTGCTGGTAAGATACGTTATTTGGGTTGAACTGAGCGGCAGCGTAATTAGGCTGCGCTAGTGCCCGCTGCCCTGCCTGATAAGTCATAGCAGAACCAGTTGCAAACTGGTTCGGCGCGCCCATAGCTAGCGTGTTCGCTTGGATTTGTTCCTGCGCAGGTGTAAATCCTGCGGTTCTGGCCCCTGTGTAGGGTTGGTATGTGGTGTTTAACGCCGCCCCTGCGCGGTCCATCATATTTTCGTAATACGAACGCGCGTAATCCGGCAGGTTGGTCTGCGTGGTAGTTACTTCTGACCGTTGCGGCCCGCTACTGCCCCCCATATCAACCATGTCCGTGCTCCTCTAAATAATGCGCAATAGTATCACGCTGAAATGATAAACGAGCGTCCCGCGCATACATGGCTGCATGCATAGGGCCACCCAAAAGTGCCATAACCATTAACGCTAAATCACTACCTGAATACCGTGTAGCGTGCGAAATATAAAGCTCTTCTTTGCACCCGTTGCGCTCCATGTCGTTGGCACCGCGCCAGTTAAGAATACCTGTGGCTATGACCGGCGCTAAAGAAGTGGCATGGGTTGTATAGAATTTGTTGTTGGGTAATCCTACCATTATATCCCACATCACTGCGTGGATAACCTCAGGGTCTATTTCTTTATCCTCATCTATAAGGTCATCGTACAGATGTGACCACCGACATACTGTGCTCATAAAGTGCATAGCATCAGCATTTCCAAGAAATAGCTCTTCGTAACTAGCTACCTGACCATCCCATGGTGGTAGGTCTTGCTCTGTTTCGGCGGTCATCCTAGCCCCTTCCTAACTTTGGTGTCTTGACCGCGCTTTGCTTTCTTACGGGCCTTATGCGCCCTATCCATCAGGGCGTATAACTTAGCAGTGCCCCTCTTGTCACTTCCTTTTCCTATACGCCTTACCGCCTCTGGTGAGAACAATACTTCGTCGCGGGCGACACGTGCTTCCTGCTTGCCACCGATACGTGCGCGTATCGAGTCACTTACTCCGTCACCGGGTCCTTGCAGGGGGCGTCCACCCATGCGAGCCAAAAGCTCCATGCCAGCATTACTGCTGCCGTTACCAAGTTCTGATACGGTGCGAGCATCAACAACAAAAGAGCCGTCACGCATGTCTACTTCACCACCACGAGCAAGTTCCTGCATGCTGTTAGCGCCATAATCCCGAACACCGCCACCGCCACCGCCACCGCCGTACATGGTATTAAGCGACGAGTCGTATGTGCTTGTATTAGTCGTGCCTGTGTTAGCGCCGGTAGCCGGAACATATACGCCGTTAACTAGCGTATAACCCAACGAAGCCATCATATTGTCGTAATAGTTGTCTCCAGAGGTACCAGTCGAAGCCCCAGTCGAAGCCCCAGTCGAAGCCCCAGTCCCAGCGTTATACCCGCCATCGCCAGCGCCGGGTCCACGACCTCCGCCAGAACCACCGCCGCCACCGGCTCCAGCAGAACCCCCGTTCATAATGTTGAGCGCAGGGTTATACGTACCGGTTCCAGTCGTTGTGGTTCCACCAGTTGTATTTGTGTTGGTTCCAGTGCCCGTGCCAGTTGTGTTGGTTCCAGTGACCGTACCGGTTCCGGTTGCCATGTCTAAAGGATTATATCTTCCTTGAGCTGAGTTCCACACGAAGGTTTCACCGAACACGTTGATCCTGTGGCCGTCCTGTATACCGCCAGTCCCAGTCCCAGTCCCAGTCCCAGTCCCAGTCCCAGTCCCAGTCCCAGTGCCATACCCAGTGCCATACCCAGTGCCATACCCAGTGCCAGTCCCGCCTTGGGTGAAGGTGTATCGTTCTTCTCCGGTGTCTATACCGCCAGTCCCAGTCCCAGTCCCAGTCCCAGTCCCAGTCCCAGTAGGATTAAGCACAGGGCGGTTTGATGCTGTTATAGGTCCCGAGCTGTTCGCGCCAAAAAAGTCTACAAGTGCTTGGAAGTTATTAACATCCGGAACTGTAGTGCGGGTAGTCGCAGTTGTATTGGCACCAGTACTGCTATTTCCGGTTGACGCAGTACCGCCTTCGGCAAACCCATATTGGGCACGCTCTTCAGGAGTTAGGTCGTCTACGCGGCGTGGTTGTGGGTTGGACGGAGTAAAAAATGTATGCTCTGCCCCGCCAGATTTGTACATATCTTCATCAGATTGGTATGACAATTCACGTACGCCGGGTACAAACTGACCTCTGTCTTCGTATTTATATTCGTCCTCATCGTATGTAGGCATGTCAGGTCGCGTTGCATCTGATATGGAGCCTAGTACCCCAATGCCTGCTAATATAGGGGCGTTCTTAGCAAGTATCTTCGGTGCGCCAGCCAAACCTTGTTTAGTGGCCTGCCCAAATTTGTTGAAGAAGTTACCTGTGAAGTTTGCGCCGCCGCCATACGTAGCAGTAGGTGCTGCCGCTGCCGCTGGTGCCGCTACGGTTGGTGCCACTGGTGCCGCTACGGTTGGTGCCACTGGTGCCACTGGTGCCGCTGCCACTGCCTGCGCTTGTGCTAGCATGTCAGGTGAAGTCATGGCGCTATTTAGAGTCGCACCTAGAGTACCGGCCTGCGCACCTGCACCGACAGCCTGCTCTCCAAACTTCTGTGCAAGCTGCTTTCCGAACTCTGGGCTGTTGAGAAACGCCCCGATAGCAGGATCAGCCACAGCACCAAGACCCATGTTAGAACCGAACAAACCTGCGCTGTCGCTTAGCAACCCACCAGCGTTCCCGCCGAGAATAGAGCCGCCAGCACCTACGGCACCGGCTAGACCAGCGCCACCAAAAGCGCTGAGGCCAGCCATAAGACCTTTACTAAGGTCTCCAGTAAGTAGAGTTGAACCAGCGCCTACGATACCAGCGGCAAGGGGGGCACCAACGCCAGTAGCAGCAAGGCCGAAGCCGATAAGTGTAGGAAGTAGTTTACTTAGGATACCAGCTTCGGGTAGACCTGTCTGCGGGTTAACGGAAAGCGACCCACCATTCGCCATGGCCAAACCTTGAAGGCTGTTAACCTCGCCCGGTGTCATATGGACGAGCATCGAGTCTTCGCCGCGACCCATGTTCTGCAGTTGGCTAGCCATTGGGTTAGCGGTCGCACTTAAGCCCGCTACCGCAGGAAGACCACCAGTCGTGCCGGGGATTTGTGACCCAAGCACAGGGGGCTTACCAACAGGAGGAGCAAAACTACCTGCTGCTGTGTATGGTGGCGGGGCCATCTGTACGTCCATCATATCGTATCCTACCTTGTACCTACGCTTATAGCGACAATCTGATTAAAACTAAAGCCCTTACACATCATGCAATCTCCGACATAAATTCAACCTGCACGATTGCAGACGGAGTAGCTGGGATAGCAGGTGTCACTCCTGCTGAATACGTAACTGCTGGGAAATGTTCTAGAGATACGCCTGTGCTCGTGACATGCCACATAACTTGGATATAATCGTTTGCAGCTAGCTCAACCATGAGGGGCGTCGTAACAATTAAGTGCGATGGGTTACCGGTACTTTTGCGCGCTGAAATAGAAAACCGGCTATTAGTGTCGGGGATATCGTTTCCATTTTTGCGCAGCCAGATATCAATGTCTTGCACGTCATTGGTCGTATTCTTGAATTGCAGGCTGTAGTTAACGGTGTACACACCCGCGTCTGGCACTGTGAGGCGAGAACCGCTGCTGAGTGTGACCCCATCTAAGAAGTCCGACACATCGTAAGTAACAGCGTAAGCAGCGTCGATTGCAGCGGCAGTCTGGTCGGTCTGGCTTTGGAACTGCCCATAAGGAAGTGTTATATGGATACCACTCCCATAGAAATAATCAGCCGTGTAGCTCTGGGCATAGTTGGGTGTGTTGGAGTCAAGCTGCGAGAAGTACGTTTCCAGTACGCGGATAACCTGCCGTATATACTGTGCATCATACTCTGAAGGAGCATTTGGTAGCGGCGCTGCTTTGAACCTAGTAAGTGCCATTAGCGACGTCCATCCGGACGAGCGTCCAAGCGCGGTGCACCAAGCTGCCAATTAACACCAAGAGTATCTGACTGGATTTTAAGCGCCATCTGACGTGCACGGGCACGGACAAATATCTGGTCCGTATACTGGTTTACCGACGTTTCGATTACGCGCTGGGCATCCGCAGGGTCGATAGAGACCGGAGCACCGGGGAAGTTCCGTGGGCGGATGCTGAGAGTGACTTCTGGATCAGCAGCTACAGAACCACTGAAGTTAATGTCGGGCAGTATACGCCGAGTCAGCATGAAGTTGTCACCGTCATCAAGGTCAAAGTCCGATGACTGGATGTAGCTCTCCATAGGCAGGGCGTCGTCGTTAACACCAAACTCATGGATATATAGGGTACCAGCGTTTGTGCCACCCGGAGTGTTTGTAGCCTGCGGATATTCCCGCAACGCTGTGTCTAGCCATGCAGTGCGGTCAATCGTGCCGTAGTACCAGATACGCTCAAGGTGATTATAGACAACATAGGCGTCGTTATAGTCGCTCTGCTCGGTCGGGTAGAACCACCATACCTCGTTCCAACGCTCGTTAGTACCACATACCACTTGATCTGCTTGGTTGATGTTGAAGTTGTTGAATACGTGGTTACGCAGCGAGCATGGTAGCGTTTCGACACGACCGGTGTAGGCATAGAACTTATCCTGCCCCATCCAGTAGGTAATGTTAGACGCGGACGCTACGGCACGGGGCGACATAATGGATATGCTGTCCGCATACTCCTGAAGCCCGAATACATCTGTAGTGCCAAGGAACTGCAGTGTGAAAAGGTGCGTGTCAGTCCATACAAGGATTTCCTGCCGAGTAGGCAGTGCCCGTACGATACGCGAGCCACGTGAAACCCGAAGGTCACCAGCGGTGTTAGTTTGTGTTGGCGTCCAGTCACCCGGAGTATCTTGGTCAGCCCAACGGATAAGCAGGGGGTCGAAGTCTGCTATGCTCGTAGAACCAAACGGCACTGCGCCAAAGGCAATCAAGTGGCGGTCTTGTTGTGATACCAGCAACTGCATAATCTGCGCAGGTACTGCATCTGGGTCAAACCCTTCGTTATCAGCGTAATCCGCAAGGCGGATAGCTGGTGTACCCAGTGCTGAGCCGGGGTCTTCAAGCGTGCCGCGCACCCACCAGTAGCCTTCGCCGTTACGGATATTCATAACGAGGTCGTTGTCAAAGTTATCAAACCACCAGTCGCGCTGCGGCAAGAACACAGGAGTAATGGTACCTGTACCCCAATCACCGCGACCCCATGTGCCGACGTTCCACCCGTAGCCGCCAACTGTTATAGGGTTTCCGGGGCTAATCTGAAAAGACAGGGTTATAGCCGTGCCGCCTGCGGCGGAAACAGTTGATGTAGCAGTCGTGCTAACTGTGTAGGTGAAGATAAAGTTATCTACGCGGGTTATCTCGTAGGTGCCGTTAATTTCGGTTATAGGGATACCGCCAATGGCGGAAGGACTGCCCGAACCGGTAACACCTGCAATAATTACGTAGTCGCCGGTCTGCGCACCATGCGCAGTGGCCCCAAGGTTAACGGTAATCGTTCTAGTGGCGTTCGTCGTGTTTATGCAGTTGTCAGTGGCCGTGGTAGAAAGAACCGGCACATCATCACGTAGCGGTGTGATGTCGTAGAAGTTACCAGCAATCTCGATGTAGACTTTGACGTTAGTGCCCATAGCAAGCATGTCGTCGGAGTAAGTCGTGATCCAGTTTAGCATCTGTCGGCAGTAGCCGATGAAGTCGTTAGGAGCCGAACGCAGCCAGCCGCCCATCTTCTCAGGATAGCCCGAGCGGAACCGTATCTTGTCGCACTCGTACCAACCGCCCTCGTTGGAGTAGTCGGTCTGGTCGCGGTTCACACCGGGCTTAAACTGGAGCTTGATGAAGGCCATTAGCTTTTTTCACTCAAGGCAAAGATTAGAAACTGCACTTTGGCATCTGTAGCTACGGTATCACAAGTCCCGTCTACGTTAAACACAGCGGGCACCTCAAAATAGGTTCCGCCCTCAAGCGTACCCTTGGCGTACCATTCAGCTTTATTTGCTGGGTAGGTGATTTCTATGCCCATACGATTGACCTCGTAGCGCCAACAGTTGTGCCAAACACAGCGGGCGCGCCGTTAAATATCCATGTCGTCGTTGACCCATTGTTAGTGTACGAACCGTCAACGCGGTTTATTGTGGTACCCCCGACAGTCAGTGTTTCCCAACCAGAATTAGGCGCGCTTCCAATAACCGTGAAATCCAACCACGCTGGCACACCACTAACATAAACGTCTTTAAGTGTATCAATAGTCAAGCCGCTGTTTGCCCATGTCGTTGGCGTGACGCTGCCTTGGCCGCCGCTGCCCTTACCGTAGCTGGAGAAACTGCCTTGTGATAGGAACCCGACGGTTACCGTTGCTCCGCCAATGTATTCGGAGCCGCCGCCACTTCCAGCCAGTGCGCACATAATCCCGGTCATTAGCTTACACCTGCACCACTGATTACCCACGTAGTAGAACCAACTTTAACGCACGTTGCTAGGCCATATTCCGCAAGCGCCGCAGTTCCCGTCAGCGTTGTACCTGCAAGGCGGAGTGTGTCTGACGTGATGGATATATTTTGGCTGGTGCCACTGTTGTTGAATATGACAACGGCTGTGCCGATAGGGAACGCAACCGAGCTATTAGCGGGAATGACTACCCCGCCAGTCGTGATTGAGATGTGCTTACCCGCATCGGAGAGCGCCAAGGTGTAAGCCGACGTTTGGCTATTCTGCGGTAGACCACGGAAGCCGGGAGCCGCTGCACCTATGGTGCCTGCGTCTAGCACTGTCGTAGCAGTTAGGTTTGTAAATATAGCAGCTGTGGCGTTGACGTTCGTAGCAGTAGCATTTGTAGCTAGCAGGTTTGTAACTGCTAGGTTTGTGGTAGCTAAGTTTGTGGACGTCAGGTTTGAAGTCGTTATATTTACCGAGGTTAAAGTGCCAATTATGCCGTTAATCGCAGCAATATCTACAGTACTTAACTCCGACGCATAGGAAATAGCACTAACAACATTTACGCCGTCACTGTAAACCCAAGTCGTAGTATCTGCAGGTACAGTGACGCCAGTGCCAGCCGCAGTCTTAACAAGTATGCTGTCGGCGCAGTCATTCTGGACGATGTAGGGTTTCTCAATCGAAGGGACCACAAGGTTGCGAGTTGAGCCGCCAGTAGTACCTGTGCAGCGTAGACGTAAGTTACGCGCCGTCTGAGATGCGTTGGTGTTGGTGAGCGTGAGCGTGACGTTGGCACTGGCAAAAGTAACATCAGCAGAGCCAACAATGGCTTCCTCTAGTGCGGTGCCGAGGTTGACGTTAGTGACGTCACCCCATGAGGTGTTGTTCTCACCCGTTGCCATTAGCTGAATTTTAAGGTTGCTGTATGTACTTGGCATCTTCGTTCCTTACGTCGGTATCTGTACCCACACTACGGCATTGCCGTCGTTCACTTGCGTCCAGTTGCTACTTTGAGCGTCATTGACCGGTGTCCAGTTAGGGGTCTGATTGTCATTGATAACGCTCCATACCAATGGGGTTGTGACTAATCCTGCGGCTTGTACACCAGTGGGGAATACTTTACAACTGGCTACTGTAGTAGCCGTTCCTATCTGACCGGTAGCTGTTAAGCCCGTTACGCGTACGCGTTGCGAGAGAAGTATGGATACAGAGGCAACAGAAGCAGTGGCTTGCAGCCCTGTCACGGTTACTTTTGCAACACCCGAAGTAGTAACCGAACTCAGCACACCTGTCGCAGTTAAGCCGGATACCGCTGCGGCTGTATTAACGACGGCGTTAGCCGTGCCCAAAAGTGCTTGGGCAGATACGGAAGTAAGAGCGGTGGTAGCTTTTGCTTGTACGAGCACGGAGCCGAGTGCGGCTTGCGCAGTTACCGCTACTGCAGAGACGTTGGCGTCACCACTTATAAACGGTGTGCCGACCTCACCGACGCCGTCTACGTCATTAGGGTCTACGGATATGTTGCCGTCCGCAGCTACGCCCACACCATCATCAATGACGTCAAGCGTAAATCCGGTTAGCTCTACGGCTACCCGGTTAGTTTCTTTGATATCGGAAAATGCTGACCCTGAGAAAGGAGAGAAACCGAACATGCCTTATCCCCTCCTTTCTTCAGTGGGTCAGTACGTAACTTTCTTAGTCTTGGGCAGCGACACGCTTGGACTTAACCGACCAAACAGCAGCGACGATAGTGGCAACAGCACCGGCAATAGCCACGGCAGTTTCAGAGTCGATATACCCCTTACCCACGAGGACACCGCCAGCTGCAGCGAGAATGGTGCGTACTACACCGTAGACTTCGTTCTTATCCATAATAAACTCCTTATGCTTCGTTTGCGGAGACTTTTCCGCCCTTCATAAAAACATACTTGCCAAGCACCGGTTCATCTTTAGGCCAGCGACATGCGACAAGACGGCTTTTACCAAGCTTCATTATGTTTACAGCATTACCTTGGTTACCGCCAAGCACATAATAATGCCCCGTGTCTTCACCTACATAGAAGCCAACATGCCCGCCACCTGCACGGTCAAAGACAAGAATAGCTCCGGGAGCTACGCGGTCACGACGTAGTAGCGAGCCGTAGTCCGACCAAGCCTTAGCGCGCATGTAATACTTAGGGTAAGGCAGACCGGCTTCAGCCATGCAGTGTGCCACAAACACGCCACACCAAGGGGTCTCATCGTCCCGCCACCAAGCACGTAGTTTAGAAAGCCAGCCTTGAATAACTTTGCTGTGCGCAGGACCGGGGATTTCCTTGGTACCTACGAGTTTCTCAGCAATGACGAGCCACCGAGGGTCAGACATAATTAAGCTTCTCCGGTTGGTAACGTAACCTCTACCCAAGCCAATGTGGCTTCATCCCAATAGTAAGGCTTGCCGTCGTCTGGGTATGCTGTTGGTGCGTCCCACAGGCAGGTGTCTTCGTTCAGCGTCCATGATGGGAAAGGTTGCGGCGCATAAAACGCATCGCGCTCTGCATCGTAGGTAAACCCGATGCCAGCATAGTTTTTGCGTAGCGGACGGCCTTCGGGGTGCTGACCGCCATAGGTGTTATACGAGGTCTGCACCCAAAGCGAGGGATCGCCAAATAGGCCCGTGTCGATAACGTCCTGTTCGATGACCAGAACCTCTGTGACGATGCCGTTTTCTATTTTTGCAAAATGCGCCATGATAAATCCTATGCGAACGTAATTGTGCCAGATGAGTTGAATTGGTAAATTGTGTTACCACCGGATGTTGTGATTGTCGGTGAGCCTGTAGTTGAGGTCGCTGGGACAATAGATGAAATGATAACAACACCAGAGCCGCCAGCAGCATTACTACCAAATGCAGCTTTACCACCACCGCCACCGCCAGTATTGGCTGTTCCAGCAACTGGCGCTACTGATGTTCCGCCTCCAGCACCGCCTCCGCCTGTTCCGCCAGCGGGGCCGCTTGCCGCAAAAATACTACCGCCGCCACCGCCGCCAGCGCGAGTTATTGATGTTCCTGTGATTGACGAAGCTAAACCATTACCGCCACGAGTAGGCACGGTTGATGGCCCATCAGGTCCAGCTTCACTAGCCCCACCGCCTCCAGCACACGCAAAACTGTCAGCATTGTTACCGCCTTTGAAGCCTTGCCCAGCAGTTCCTGCTCCTCCGGTAGTTGGTCCATAACCACCAGCGCCACCGCCAGACCCTCCAGAAACTCCGTTGGCCTCTGTACCACGGCCACCACCAACGGCGGTTGTACGCCCAGTAACTGAAGAGTTACCACCATTACTTCCGGCGCTACCCCCAGCACCGACAGATACGGTCAGTGTGCCTGTGGAATATGTTACGGTTTCACTAACGTATCCGCCAGCACCGCCGCCGCCCGTATAGTTGGTGCTGGCGTTTCCGCCACTACCGCCGCCAGCAATAATTAAGTAAGAGACTGTGGGGGTGGACACCGTTCCAACTGTGCTATTCCATTCGTTTGTACCTGTCTTAAATAATTGCAAAGTTGTGTTTACGGCAAGAATTGATGGGTTAGAAATAGCCCCTACGCCGTTTTGTATTACAGATATGCCAGTTGTAGATAAAACGATGGAATTAGTTCCCCTATTCACAATCGTAATGAGTGTTCCTATAGGAAAAGCCACCGACGCATTGGTCGGGATTGTGATTGTCTGAGCGCTAGTGTTAGCAGAATATATCTGCTTGCCCGCATCGCCGAGAACCAACGTGTAGTCGCCAGACTGGATATTCTGCGGGTATGCAACTGGGCTTGCTGGTATCGCGCTGGATACCCATACTGACCCATCGCTCGTAAGAACGTTAGCCGAAGTGCCCGGAGAGGTTAAACCTGTACCACCGCTGCCCGCAGGTAGTGTGCCTGAAGCTGTCGATACGTTTACCGGAGGAAGGATGCTTGAGAGGGTTGTCATGCCGTGTAGCTTCCCGATGAATTAAATTGAAGAATTGTATTGGAGCCACTGGTTGTAACCGTCGGTGAGCCAGTTGTCGTGCCGGTGTAGTCGGCTGTAGGGATTGAGAGGATAACAACACCCGAGCCACCAGCGCCACCTGTGCGGACTGTACCTCCGCCACCCGTGCCAGCACCGCCGCCGCCACCGCCGCGATTTGCTGTACCCGCAGAGCCGTTAGCCGCTGCACCACCATTACCACCGCCTCCAGCGCCGCCCGTACCAGCAGTACCAGCTAATCGTTTACCACCACCGCCGCCTCCGGCGTAAGTTACCGAGGAGCCAGTAATTGAGCTTGCTGTACCTGCGCCGCCATTACCGCCAGAAGTACCCGAAGCAGCCGCACCAACAGCAGAAGCGCCGCCGCCGCCGCCGCCAACTTGGGCTTCAGCATCGGAGGTGCTATTTTGTCCGGCACCGCCATTATTACCTTGTCCGCTAGTTCCAGCGCCACCAGATGTGGTTCCTGAAGCGAACGAGCCAGAGCCGCCGCCGCCCGACCCACCTGCAACACCTGCACCAGTACTTACACCGCTGCCGCCACCGCCACCACTGGCCGTTAAACTTAATGCCGAAGAGTTGCTACCGGTGTTTCCGTTACCGTTGCTGGATTGCACAGCAGCACCAGCGCCAACCGTGATTGTGTAGGTGGTTCCAAATGTTAAAGTAGAAGTGCCGGTCAGCAATCCACCAGCGCCGCCGCCACCAGTCCCCATGTTGGTGTCGTTTGAGCCACCTGAACCGCCACCAGCGGCAATGAGATAAGAGGCGATAGTGGATGTTGTTAACGTACCTGTGAGTATGTTCCACGCGTTTGTACCAGTCTTTACCAACTGTACGGGTACACCAGAGGCTATCTTAGGGCTTGTTACGGCTGTCGTGCTCCCAATTTGATAAACCGAAACACCAGATACGCTTAGGGTAATTGTGCTTGTACCCATGTTGAACAGAGTAATTATGGTTCCGATAGGGAACGCCACCGACGCATTGGTTGGTATCGTGATGGTTTGGGCGCCAGTGTTGGCAGAATATATCTGTTTACCGGCATCGCCAAGAACTAACGTATAGTTGCTGCTTTGTATGTTTTGCGGGTATGCTGCTATCGGTGCAGCAGACGTCCAGCCAGTGCCGTCACTGGTCAAAACGTTTCCGGCAGTACCTGAGGAAGTTAGCCCCGTACCACCGCCCGATGCCGAAACAACACCTGCACCTGCTCCGCCGACCTGCGCGTACACATCCCAAGTCGTACCGCTGTAAACCAACTGAACGCTGACACCGGAGATGTTGCAGATGAGGTCTGAAGCTGAGCCGTTGATGGTCGAGCCGTTACGTCCGACTGTGAGGTTATTTGTAGCCCACGACCCTGCACTATCGACAACAAAAACTTGGTCACCGACAGATGGAGTAGCTGGAAGCGTAACCGTGAAGGCTCCGCCGCTAGTATCAGTCTGTACGCCATCGTTTGCGGCGGCAGTAAAGTTCGCGGTCTTGACCGTAGTATACGCTATGCCTCCGCCGGAGGGAATCTGCGACACCCATTCCGTGCCGTCGCTGGTTAGGACATTACCCGCCGTACCGGGGCTGGAGAGACCGGTGCCGCCATTAGCAGGTGGTAGGAGGCCGAAGCCGTCCGAGATAGACTTGCTGGCTGGGTAGTCGCAGAACACATCTTTAGTGCCTGCGGAGAAGTTAACGAGTGAGCCGCTATTGCTGGACGCAAGCACAGTGTCACGCGAAAGCGTAGGGCCAGCACCTGAGTAAGTCCCAATACCGACTTCCCACTGTGCACCAGCATTAATGGTGTAGTATGTGGTGTTACCGTTGCCGACCGCACTAAAGGTCTGGTACCCCGTAGGTGAGGTACCACTGAGCGTTATCGTACCTGTACCAGTGGTAGTGGTAGTATCGCGTACGCGGTCAGCAACATTTAAAGGCATTGGTTTTCCTTATACGATGCGGATGATTGCAGTCGTATTAGCAGCAGTCGGGAAGATGATGGTGAAGTCACCGTCTGTCGAAGTCTTATCCGAACCAAAATCCAGTGTGGCTACCGCAGCGTTCGTCAGCGTGGTGTTCGCGTTCGAGTTAGCCGAAGGCGTCGTGTTATAGATGAGCGCGCCACGTGCCGTGATGGACGAGTTTGCAAAGGTCAAGTCGGAGAAGTCCGTGAAGCCCGTACCCGAAGACGCGTTATTGTTCGACGTAACAACACCAAGGTTAGTCAGTGTACCACCGCCAGCGGTGTAGTTTGTACCTGTTACTTCGTTAGACGTAGTGTATGCGGTGGTGTTGGCGTCAATCGTAGCCGACGAAGTATACATCGCCAGCTTAAAGGTATCGCCGCCTACGCGGAAGTCGTGCACAGCCAGCATAAGCTCGGCCTTAAACGACGTGGTCATTGCTTGGGTAATTGCCATCTTAAGGCCTCCTTATGTATCAAGTATCGAGGTAAGCTCTGGATACCCCGCCTGTTTAAATTTGTTCACCAGAGTTACGTTATGCGACCGCACAGCTTCGTGCATATAGTGCACTAACACTCCACGGATGCTGTCTTTGAAGGCTTCAGCTTGGTCCCGGATAGCAGGATGTGCATTGCTGCCGACATAGATAATCTTATCCAGCGCACGCTCGGCAACTTCTTCCGGCGTGGAACCACGACCTTGGGTAGCCATAACCATGACGTTGCCAATAGTGCCTGAAACGGGGTCGAACATCTATATCTCCTATTGGACCGGATATCGTGCTTGCGGCGTCCGGTACATATCCTGACGGTTCTTACCTTCGCCAAGCTGCTTGAGCATACCCATCGCGCTGTCGTACCGCTTCTGGTACTCAGCGTTAATATCCTGCTCGCCCTTCATAAAGACATATGCTTCAATCAACGCACCGTAGAGCAGCGCGCTATCGAAGTTATCGCCCAACCAGCTTGTGCCAGCAGTTACGATGGACTCTGGGTAGTAGAAGTAATGCAGTTCGACTGCATAGTTAGCGTCCGGCGTCGGCCCCAGAATGTACGAGTTCTCGTCGAAGTAAGCATAGTGTGTGGGTATGCCGGTCGTATTTGGGTTTGGGAACGACTGCCGGATAAAGCTGACGTCCTTGTTGAGCAGGTATTCGTAGCGTCCAGTGGCGTCGATAACCGCCATGGAGAAGTTAGCCAGCCAGTCTGAAGGCACCGAAAGGTATTTGTTGCCTGACGTCATGTTACCCGTCACGTTCTTGCGCAGGTCAAGCAGCTGCACCGTGTTAAAGATGCGCTGCTCAGCCTGTTCGATAAACGTGTTGATCTGTTCGGTAGACGTCAAAGTCACCGTAGTACCGTTAGAGCCGGTCCACGAAGTGTTGGGGAAGTCGTTTTCGACGTACCCCTTGATTGTCTCGAACAGTTCAGCGTAATTCATTATGCCAACTTCTTGCTGCTATGCGTACCCTTAGTTGCCGCACCCGTACCGCGAGTCTTCACGGTCTGAGTGTTAGGTACATTGTTTGGGTAGCCGCTATTGTTCTTCACAATCGGTACCGTTTTTGGCTTATAATCCATATTATTTACCCCGCGAAGATTTCTTCTGGTTAGCGATTTTGGCAAGATTGCGGCCCAAAGCCTTCATCTGCGCGTTGGTCTTACCACCTTTAGCCAGCTTAGTTAGCGGCTGACCCTTGTGTTTCGCACGCTCGTGCTTGTGCACAGCCTTTGCCACAGTGGCCTTGTCTTGCTTCAAATCTTTCTTATCCATCACTAATTCTCCGTCTCAATCGTTACGGTCCCTACTTGACCATTACCTAATAGCGTATTTGGAAGACCAAATAAACCCAAAGGATTATTTAACCCTACAGGGTCCCACCCCCACTGAATTACGCGACTACCATCAGTGGGATTATTGTTCACGTTCAAACCCGCTTGATAATAGCTGTTGTCTGGGCGTGGGTTGCGCAACGCCTGTGGGTCATCAACGGGGTACATACCCAACTGAAGCTGCGGCTGGTCTGGTTCCCAACATGTGGGGCATACGAGAATATTGACGTTCTTGGTCTTGATGACAAGCCGCTTGAGTTCCTTCAGCTTATAGCGGAAGTTACAGCGGTCGCACTGGGCGATTGCCCATTTACCAGATGCAAACCGATTAGGCACACGTCACCGGAAATACTGACGAGGCGCAAGGCGTAATGGTGCCTTCTCGCGGTCCTCATCAGCAGCCTGCTGCCAGAGTTCTTCGTACTGCATCTTCAACCCCGCAGAACGCTCAAGCGCGCCGGGGATTTTCAGGGATAGGTGATACGCGAGACCAGCCACCATACAAGGGATGAACCTAAACGGTATATCTTGCGTAGTAACACCATCACCAGCATCCTGTAA